GAAGAACGTGGAGGCACTCGGCGGCAAGGTTGAGGCAGCGGAGAAGGTGGCCAGCGAGGCGAAGACCCTCGCGGAGAAGGCTGACCAGACGCTGACCGAGACCGTGGTTGGATCGGCACCTGGGGACCAGAACCTCAGCAGGCGGTTCCGCGCCCGAACGCGCAAGCGCGAGGGTGGGCATATCCCGCTGATGGACTCGTCCCGGAGCCAGTCCGGGGACTAACGACCAAGCACAACCCGTAGACATCGGGAGGGGGAAATTCGATGTCCAGTAACCTGACTCTTTTGCAGAAGGCCGACCTCGCACTCAGCGATCTGGCCTCCGACGGTGGTCTCCTCGAAGACGAGCAGGCCAACCGCTTCGTGCGCAAGCTCATCAAGCAGCCCACGATCATCCGCGACGTGCGGACCGTGGAGATGAACGCGCCGCAGCGCCAGATCAACAAGATCCAGTTCGGCAGCCGCATCATGCGGCCGGCGAGCCAGGGCTCGATTGGTTCGCGTGCACTCGCCTCGGGCGACCGCAGCGCGCCCACCACGGAGCAGGTCCTGCTCACGACCTTCGAGAGCATGGCCGAGGTCAACCTCCCCTACGAGGTCCTGGAGGACAACATCGAGCGGATCGGTTCGCTCGGTCAGGACTCCGACGGTGGAGCCGGTTCGCCCCTCTCGGGTGGGCTGCGCGACACGATCGTCGACCTCATGGCGGAGCGTGCCGCGCTCGACCTGGAGGAGCTGGCGCTCAACGGGGACACCGCGTCCGCGGACGTGTACCTCGCGCAGAACGACGGCTACCTGGTCGAGATCGAGACCAACGGCAACATCGCCGACATCGGCGGCAACAAGATCAGCAAGGAGACCTTCAAGGTCGGCATGCAGGTCTTGCCGGACCAGTACCTGCGGAACAAGGCGCAGATGCGCCACTACGTCTCGCAGGACCAGGACACGGAGTACCGGGACAGCCTGGCCAGCCGGGCGACCGGCGTGGGCGACTCGTTCGTCCAGGGGCAGCAGAACCCCACTCCGTTCGGCACGCCGCTGAGCGCTGTCCAGACCATGCCGCAGGACAAGGGGCTCTTCACGAACCCGCTCAACCTGCTCATGGGCATCCAGCGCCAGGTCACGCTGGAGTTCGACAAGGACATCCGCGAGCGGGTGTACATCATCGTCCTCCACGTCCGTCTCGACTTCCAGGTCGAGGAGGCGGAGGCCGCTGTCGTGTACAACAACCTCGGAGACCCGCTGGCATAGGCGGCTCCTTGAGGTAACCAGGGGGACAAGCCCCGGAGGGTTCGCGCTCTCCGGGGCTTTTCTCTTGTGGATCAGGTATATTTCAGGAATCGGCATATTTACCGTGGCGGTAAAGAAGGCCGTTTCTGTAAATATGGAACCAAGGAGGGGGGCATGATGCCTGCAGAGAAGCGGACCGCAACGGACAAGAAGGACGCCAAGCCGCAGAAGCGCAAGTTCTACCTGCGCCTGAGGCGCGGAGGCATGCACGGCGAAGAGGGCCTGGCCCGGTACTTGCTCAACAGGAAGCTCTACCGGCGCGAGGGCATCTACCGCGTGGACCAGAAGACCCGGGTCAAGCTCAAGGCCACCGGCAAGTTCGAGGACATCCTGCCTGAGGACCTCGGAACGGCCCAGAAGGAGGCCAAGGCCGGGCGCGGACTCACGATCGACCAGCGCTCCAGGCTGAAGCGGCGCGAGGCCCAGCGGCTCCGCAGGCGCCGGACCATGCCACAGGTGGACGACCTGGACGACGACCTGGACAGCAGCTACGAGCTGTCCGACGACGAGGTGGAGGCCGAGTTCGCGGACGACCCGGACGACCCGGACGGTCCGGACAGCGAGAATGAGGAGCAGGTCACGGTCTAGCGCTACACTGGTCCCATGCCTACCCGCCTGATCCGAACCAGTACAGTCCGGAACCGGATGATGCTGCCCCCCGTGGACAGAATCAACGACGCCATCCGGGAGATCGTCGCCGGGGTGACGGACGGCCTGGAGGGGGACCTCCGGACCACCTTCGCCTTCCAGGCCCGCGCGGTGGACCTGTTCTACCGCAGGGATTCCATGCGCGAGGGCAACCGCTTCCACGAGAAGTTCCTGCTCTCGCGGGGCCTGGTAACCCAGGACGCCAACGACATCGAGGTCCTGACCTCGCCGCGCCGCGGGGGGTTCCTGGAGGGGACGTCCGTCTCGCAGTTCGACCTGCGGGACCCGGGCGCCAGTGCGACGGTGGCCGACAAGGACCAGTTCGTGATGCTGACGGAGGACGGCCTCCGGCGCGGCATCCTGACGGTCCAGGACTTCCGGCTGTCCAACACCTACGTGCAGGCCACCTATGACGCCGGCATCGCCCAGGACCGGGGCAAGTCCGACTTGTTCCTCCAGGAGGTGCCCAGCGCGGGCTTCTCCATGCAGGGGGCACCCAACCTCACCTTCGCGGACGCGGACCCCGACACCATCACCAGGGACGCTGGTGACTGGGACGCGGACGGCTTCCGGGTAGGGGACGTCATCGTGGTCTCCAGCACGGTCTCCAACGACGGCACCTACGTGCTCGCCGCGGTGACCACCTTGGTGCTCACGCTCTCCAGCGCGGACGGCCTCACGGCCGAGGCGACCGCGGCGGCAGTCGTCAGTGTGGGGGCCCTGCAGGCCGTGCCTGGCTGGCTCAAGGAGCTGGCGACCTTGGAGACCATGGTGGAGTTGACCACGAGTGACGCCATCGCGGGTGCCCTGCAGCGCGAGGCCCGGACGGCCGGACGCGCGGAGCAGAAGCGGGTGGAGCGCCTGGAGTCGCAGATCGCGACCCTCCTGGACAAGCACGCCCGGTACGAGCCGGGGGCCCACCAGCCGGTCTCCTAGATGGGCTTCGAGGTCGAGCTGGAGTTCCGGTTCCAGAACCGCCGCTTCACGGACGCCGCGAAGGGCCTGGAGGCAGTGGCGAAGCAGTTCGACCGCAACGTCAACCTGATCCCCCGGGAACTGAAGAAGGCTCTGAAGGAGTATCTCGACCAGGTGCGCAAGGGCCTCATCAAGGTCCACTCCAAGCCCTTCTCGAACCCCGCCAACGTGCCGGCCACGGGGGAGAGGAATCTCCTGCGGCGCCGGGGCGGCATCGAGGGCATCAAGACTTTCGTTACCGGCGGCAAGGACGTGAACAAGGTGGCCGGTGGGCTCATCATCCCGTTCCCGATCAGCGTGCACGAGAAGGGTGCCACGATCCGGGCCAAGCGCGCGCAGTACCTCACCATCCCGCTGCCCGCGGCCCTGGACTCCCGGGGCGTCCCGCTGCGCGCGAGCGCGCGGGAGTGGGACAACACCTTTGTGCAGCGCTCGAAGCGGGGCAACCTGCTGATCTTCCAGAAGCGCGGGGCCAGCCTGGTGCCGCTGTTCCTGCTCAAGCGCGAGGTCACCCTGCCGCCGCGCCTCAAGGCAGAGCAGGCCCTGGAGGCCGGCTCCGACTTCTTCGTGGACGAGGCCATCGAGCGCATCTTCAAGAAGCTGCAGGCGGGATTTTGAGCCTCCCAGAACCGCCGCACACCGACGCCCCCCGGGGGACCTGCCGCTGGTGCGGCAAGGGCATCCAGAGGGTTGACGGCACGCAGAACAGGCGCAGGCGTTGGCACGAGGACTGCCTGGAGGAGTTCCTGGACCAAGACATGTCCAGGCTCAGGCTAAAGGTTTTCGACCGCGACAGGGCCGTCTGCGCAGCCTGCGGGGCAGACACGGCAGCCCTGGAGGTTCAGATGCGCCGTGAGGCCCGGGCGATGGCCCACAACGGCCCGTACTTCTCGGGCTACGATCTGGCCTTCACGGTCACGGGCATCCAGCTCCGCCGGGAGGGTTACCTCATCCGCCAGAGCCTCTGGGAGTGCGACCACGTCGTCCCGAGCACGGACGGCGGGGTGGACGCCCTGGACAACCTCCAGACGCTCTGTCAGCCTTGCCACCGGAACAAGACGGCGCGCGAGAACAGCACCAGGGCGAGGGCATAGCATGGCGGGCGAGAGCAGGCGCGAGCGGATCATGGTGGAGATCGAGCGCCGCATGAAGACCATGCAGCAGGGCCAGCCCACCAGCGACCCCTACCGGACCACCTTCGAGGTCATCACCCGGGGCTCCCCCCTGGAGGGTCTGCACAAGACCGTGAAGATCGGCCTGGCCATCCTGGACACCACGGAGTTCAAGAGCCCCAGCATCAACTGCATGAGCGTCAACCTGCGGGTGGTCATGGAGTTCTTCGTCTGGGTGGACACCAACGAGCAGCCTAGCTCGGTGGGCAACCGGGTCATGGCGGACATCCAGAGGCGCATGCGGGAGGACTTCAACCTCACGGAGCCGGAAGACGGCCGCCCCCTTTTGGAGCGGAAGATCGCCGAACACGTGGAGGAGGTAGGCAACGACATGTTCATCGACGGCGTCCAGGACACCCAAATCACGGGGGCCGTCACCTGGAACATCCGGTACAAGCACGGTATCAACGATCCGCGGGAGCTGGTCAGCTCCCTGGCGTAGAGCTACTCTTTCGCGGTCAAGGGAGGGGGTCCATGCCGGACAAGAAGTTCTGGGAACCGGGCGAGGAAGAGCACGAGGACGTGGAGGCGGCCGAGGAGGAGGACTCCTGGGTGACGCCAGATCCTGTGTCTGAGCCGGAACCTGAGCCCGAACCAGCGCCTGCCCGTTTCGTCCCCAGGGACGAGGGGGCCGGTGGACGGGGTGGATCCTACATCTTGGACGAGAAGGGCAACCGGGTCTTGGTCAGCGGGACCAAGAATGACGGGGCCAAGGACTTGAACAGGGCCGCAAACAAGGGCGCGTTCGCGGGCCGCAAGCACCGGGAGCGGCCACCGCAGTAGCATTAGCCCGCAGGGCTATCGGAGGGGGACATGGCGGAGATTCTTTTCCAGCGAGCGCTGGTGACGGCGGACATCGAGAGCACCTTCGGGGTCGACCCCGTACCGGACCCGCTCACGGACTCGATCCTGGCGGCGGATCCGGACTTCACGGCAGACATCACCGTCATCGAGCGGAACTTTGCGCGGCAGAGCCTCTCTCCGCTGCCGATCGCCACGGGGCGCAAGCTCGCCCAGATGAGCTTCACCACCGAGGTCCGCGGGACCGGCGACCCTAGCGGCGCCACCGCTCCACGGCTCGGCGTGCTCTTGCGCGCCTGCGCCTTTTCGCAGCTTGCCATCACGTCGAATGGTCCGACCTCCGGACGCAATATCGGAGTGGAGGATACCGGCAACACCTCCACCGCGGACGCCTTCAGCACCGCTGGTGCGTTCGCGCACGGCGGCACCAACTCGATCATCCAGGACGGCGCGTACCGCATCCGGGTGACCCTGGGTGGCGCCTCCGCCACGGCGACAGTGCGGTTGACCGGCGGGATCTTCCCGGACGACCAGCTCAGCGACGCGGCCCAGGATGAGGACCGGATCCCCACCGAGGCCTTTTGCGTGGAGCTGATCTCCAGCGTGGGCACGGTCACTGGTGCGGCCACGGTGGACGACACCACGGATCCCGAGTCGATCGAGTACGACCTCACAGGCCTCGCGGGCCTGACGGCCGGCGACGTCTGGCGCATCACGGTCATGGGCCTCCGGTTCACCGTCACGGCATCCGGCGCCACGACCACCACGCTTGGCGATGACATCGTCACGGCGGTGGACGCGCATGGCGACATGAGCGCGGCTAACGCGGTCGGCGTGGTCACGGTGGACACCTTCATCAACACCCTGGCCAGCGCGGTGCAGACCACGGACACCACGGTCACGGCCCTGGGCGCCTCTGGGCATACCATCACGGTCGGGACCGTCACGGCCTTCGTGCTCAACGACGCCTGGACCATCACCACCAAGCCGGTCGGGTTCGAGTACCAGCCGGTCTCCACGGGCATCGAGTCCGTGACCATCTACATGTACTTCGACGGGCTGCTCCACCGCCTCACCGGGGCGCGGGGCACCTTCACGGTGGAGGGCACGGGCGGCGAGCTGGCCAACTTCAACTTCACCTTCACGGGGAACTTCGAGACGGTGACGGACGCTGCCCTCCCGGCGGCGACGTTCAACGCCACGGTCCCCTCGCAGGTGGAGCTGGTCAAGTTGCACATCAACGAGGACGTGGACGCCACGGCCCCGAAGGCGCAGGCGACACCGGCCGACGTCGTCCCGGTCTGCGGCACCTACGAGGACCAGATCAACGGCAACACGGACGAGCTGTGCGCCGGGTCCTTCTCCTTCGACCTCGGGGGTGAGGTACAGCCGCGCGAGTGCATCAACGAGGCGGACTCCTTCAAGGGGGCCATCTTCACCTCGCGGGCGCCCTCGGGCAGCATCGACCCGGAGCTGGAGCTGGTTACCACGCACGACTTCTGGGGGCTCCTCGCAGCCGCGGACGTCCTGGGTTGGCAGGTGCAGGTCGGCCAGGACCGGGGCAACGTGGTGCGGTTCGAGTCGCCCAGCGTGCAGTACGCGGGACTCAGCTACGCGGAGCGCTCCGGCATCCGGACCTTGGAGGCGGACCTCCGCTTCGCGGGCTCGGCGCCGGAGTTCGCGGACGACGAAATTCTCATCGCCTTCAACTAGACCCGGGCGCTCAAGCGCGTCCCTTGACAGCAACGCCCTTGGCGGCCATCGTCGGGGGCGTTCCTGCATCTACGCAAGGAAGGGGAGATACATGGCCATCAAGGGCATTTCGATGGACTCCACGCTGGAGTACGTCAGTGGGCTGGACCCCGCGAAGGGGACCGACCGGGAGATGGACGACGGCACCAAGTTCATCCTGGGCACGCTGACCTCGCGGGTGCAGACCGGCATCCGGGACAAGTCCACCGCGTTCCGGCAGGACCAGGACGGGGATGAAGCCGGACTCACGGCCGAGTTCCGTCCCAACGAGAGC